CCACCGACCGAGACACTACCAGCCGTGTCATTCCAAGAGTAATCAGCTGGATTAGTGCTATTTGCTTTATCAAAGTTAGTACATATCCCTAGAAAACGCTTGGTGCCGTCTTGCGTCAGACTGAAACCAGTTCGACCATCAGCGCTGTCGGCATAAGCAAAATGGACATAAGGTGTTCGTCCGTCTGCTCCGGCTTTGCCCGGAATACCGTCACGGCCATCGCTACCTTTCCATTTAGACCAGCGATAGTCTTGTGGATTCCGACTATCCGTAGTATTAAAATCTTGGTACATACCGATAAAAGCCTTGTCAGTGTCGGTTTGGCTAAAACCGCTACCGGAAACCGTGTCAGCGTAGGCAATGTGAGTGTACTGTGTTTTACCATCAGCACCCTTAACGCCGGGAATCCCTTGATCACCCTTCGGGCCTTGCAAACCTTGAGGACCAGTTAGACCACGTTCGCCCGACAATCCTCTGTCGCCTTTATCGCCTTTAGGTCCGGCTGGTCCTGGGTCGCCTTTATCTCCCTTAACTCCGTTTCTACCATCGGAGACATTTAAAAAAGTAACCTCTTCCGAAGCTACTTCTTTATTATCAACCCATGCTGAAACCGTCAAGGCAGTTGGTTGGGTAATCTGTGATGCCACCATGTCATAGGTCATGCCCACATACTTAATAGCACTATCGATCACGAAACGCCACGTTGCGCTAACGGTTTTATCGCCTTGCTTCAAGACCGGCCGAACAGTAGAGCGTCCAACACCGTTTTTAAATGCCGTTCCGTTTGTAGTTGTAATCTCGATACGATATGGTAAGGCTCTTGCTGCGATTTCATCAATGCGTTGTTGCAAATTGTCAGATGGTTTGTTTACCAACCTTCTAAAATTGGTAAATACCACCGAATTATTGAGTGGCATATCGAAACTAACAACCATCTCAGATACACGAGCTTCAAGAGCTAAACCGCCCCTAAAATTATTATTGATAATCTTAGCAGTATCACCTAAATTGACATCCTTGTAATTGTCCATAAAACTGGACTGGACATCGACGGTGTAGGTCAGCAATGGGTAAGCGTATTGCTTAATAGTACGCAATGCGTAGCCTTTAAGAGCATTGACATCTTTGTATTCTGTCTCAAAATCCTTACGTGTCCATCTATCTGTGTCGCTATCCTTCAATGTGGACGGGTATTTCTCCATAGACAGCGGTGCATAGACCATTGGACTGCCTTTCTTAGAATAAAACTCTACTTGCCCACGCTCGTTTTTTTCTTCAAACTCAACGCTCTCAAGATTAGTTCCTTCTTGTCCAATGAAATACCCAGCATTGAATAGTTGAGTTTTATCACTAGAAACTTGGACACCTTTTAACCCGTTTTGGTAGTAGAGAATAACATCCCCTCTGACCTTACCAATGCCGTGATGATTCTCGTCCGGCTGTTGGTAGATGTCAATAACAAACTTTTTCAAAGTGCCGTCTCGGTTTAAATCGGTTCTGAAAATAAATTCAGCGTCGAATTGATTCATTAAACTATGAAGTTGTTCTAACTTAGTACCGTTTTGAGAATCAAACGTGATAGTCCTTGTTTTATCAGAAATCTCATTGATACCAATTTCAAGACCGGCATACCCTAATAAGTCTAGTTCCTTCAAATACCAAGCAATATTCTGTGGTTTATCAGCCTTGCGAGACTGTGCGGATTCCATCGCTAACTCAAGGTTAGTGTTATTACAAGTCACTTGGAAACTATCATCGTTTTCAACTAACTGCGATACATAGAAAACGTGGTAAGTATTATCGTAGAAGAATGACACATACATTTGATCGTTGATGTAAGCTACATCCTCGTGCATTTTACCATTCACAATCTTAGGAATTGTGAAATCGAATGTACTGGTTGAGTATTCAAGATAAGTGTGCCATTGACTGTTAGAATAGGGCAACATGCCCGGAACGTTATTGTTTAGGGCACAAACCTTACGCATGTTCTTGTCATGAATCCAAATTTGCATTAAACAAAACGCTCCTTCCAAGAAATTTCAATCGTTGGGTCAGTTCTTATCCAACTTGATGTGTAGATGTCGATTTCAGTTTCACCAGTGCCAATACTGAACGGCTCGGATAAGTAAGCTAGCTCATTAGATGCTGGCAAGTTGTCAACAAAGGTTTTGCCTTTCGACATGTCCACTTCCAACACCGAGCCTTTGCCAAAGCGGTTAGGAATATCCTCAGTAGCACTGACGAAATCTTTGCGATAACAGAATTTATCAACATACATGTGAGTTACAAGCGAGCTCTGACCAACACCGGATAACAAAATACTAACTTTTGCTGACTTACGTCCTTTTAAAATAGGTACTTTATATTTTAAATAAGAACCCCACCAGTAGAAAATTAATTCGTCATCCCTACGTGCCATATCAGACCACCCACGTTGAGCGTTGAACGGGTTGTGTTCATCTAAATGCGTCCCCAAAAAATGCCTACTGTCGATGATTTGGTAACTGCCTTTGCCATCGGTAGTCATGATGTTGTAATCACAACCTAGACCATTTTCTTTCTTCTTGGACTCTACACCGTAAAGGAACCTTCCTTGATCGTCGGAAACACAAATTTTAAGATACCCATATTGGCTAGGCAAACCTAACCAAAAAACTTGTCTCCACCAAATATAGTCATTTAGTGAACCTCTTTCACCGTTTGAATCCGCTGGAATATCCCAAGAAATCGAGCCACCTTGAAGAAACTTACTTCCATTTCCTCTTGAAGTCAATGCGATATTTGGGCGGTTAAACACATCAACAATCCCAAGCGTTCCGTTTAAATCGGCACTGTTGTCATTGAAAATACCGTTGTTTTTTGAACCACTTGAAAAACCTTTTCGAATGCCGGTTTCGTCTCGATAATCTAGCAATATTTCCGAACGCTTAACGTTTTGTGTATCAGCTTCATTAGGATTGCCAATCTCATAGCTTTCGCTAGAAGACTTCACAATCCCAACCCAGCCATTATCTGAGTTAAACTTCAGCTTAATATCTGGGTAAGTTTCAGCCGTACCAAAGTTCTTTAACGTAGCCTTGTAATGACCAGTAGAAATTTTCTTAATACTACCGTACTTGGTTTCACCGTCGCTACTTACTAGGGCTTGTGCCTTATTCTCACCGTAACTTTTAGGTACGTCGAACGTGACCGTTACTGTTGCGGTAATTGGTGCAGTGTTCTTATCGACTGCCAGTGACGCTTGTCCGGACGGAATAGCTTCCCAAACCTTGTTAGGTTCATCGCCAAAAATCAATGGTTTCGGTTTATCTACATTGAGGTATCCGCCTAGCGTTTCAGCAATGGTATTAAAGTAATCGTAGTTTCCGACCAAGGTAAACGACACTTGAATCTGCTTAACTGACAAGGTGCTATATAGGAATTGCTGACCATAACGCCTTCGCCCTTGGTCTTGATAGTTGTTGTTGAAATTCGATGCCACGTTTTTCGTGACATCTACTGGAACGGTACGCCCTTGTCCTTCATTGAATAATTCGGTTAAGTTCTTACCGTCATAAATTACTGACATTCCTATCAAATAATGCTACCTCCTAGCAACGCTTGTCTGCGTTCGTAATCATTTGTTGCTTTTGTCATGAACGGTGCTAACCCGTTTGACACACTTCTACCATCGATGATATTTCTAACTTCGATTGGGTTAGAGCCGTTAGTTACCAATTGACCGAGTAGGTCGATCATGATGTCTAATTTGTTTTCAAGCATAGAGACACGCTCACGGTCTGAAGTGTTATCGTGATTGCCTTGTGGGGCATCACCGGCGAAACGTGCCACCGCTTCAGTAAGTAACTGCCACGCTCTGCCACGTTTGGCGATATCTGTTGGAATAACGTATTCTGGCATATCGCCTTCAGCCAGCTCATAAACACCATTCTTGCGAACTAGACCGCCGTTAGCGTAGCCATAGGCTGCGACACGGTTAAAAGCTGCATCCGATGTACCATAACGATGCTTGATGTAGTTGATCGCAGCAAGCAAGTTATCATAACCATTACGGATGTTGTTGTGTCCAGGGTGTTTATAAGCATTAAATGTAGGGCCAATGGTTTGCATCAAACCGATTGATGGTGTACCGTTGATGGCATTGATATCCCAGTTGTTTTGTACGTTAGGGTCACCACCAGATTCACGCTGGATAGTTGCCAAAATTTTAGATACACGGAAGTCAGTCGGCTCGATATCGTTTGCTTTCAATGCTCGAACAACCGACTCACGCCAACGAGAAACGCCAGTCCCTTGAGGGCCATCTTCACCACCACCCGGAGGACTGAGCAATGGACCAAGGGTTTTCTTAATCCAGTCAAACATGCCACCGACTTGACGTTTAATCAACGTTTGAAGTGGACTGTTGCGGTCTTTAAGCGGTTTGCTATTGTCTTCACCTCCGCCACCACTGTCACGCACCCCAAAATCAAGGAACGTAGCAGCGTTAGCAATATGACGGCCAGCGTATTGGTGATACTGACCGTTTCCGCCGTAGTTATACTCTTCGCCATCATAAGTGTCCCCATGAACAGCGGTTACAAAGTCAACGTGGTTGCTTGAAACTGGACCACCAGTGTAGACCGCTACCGTTCCCGGCTTAGGTCTGCTTAAATGTGGTACGCTGGCAGATATCCATTGATTACCATTACCGAGGTGACTAAACAAGCTAGGTTTAACACCCAGATTGGCCAAGCGACTGGCAACGAAGGATACACACTCACGGTAGAAATAACCCCACGGGTCAGCACCAGCGTCTTTAGCCTTGTCTTTGAAACGGTAGTCATCACCTTTAGCACCCATAGCCACCGTGCCCTCATCCATTGAGGCACTAGCCATTGACCAAAGTTCTTTCCACCAGTTCTTAGCTTCTTCGACTGGTTTCTTATACAAAGCATTACCGAGGGGGTTAAACACACCAGCTAACTTATCAGCATTAGGGCTGAATTTCTTAGCTAGCGATCCTACTGGGTCTTTAACGACATCGGTGACAAACTCAATCATTTTCATGAATTTATCGACACCGTTTTTCATTGTGTCCCAAACTGAGCCGGCAACGTTAGTAGCCGTATCCCAGATTTTAGACCAGAAACCAGTACCCTTGGCAAACGCTCCACGCTCTACGCCCATAAGCATCGCCAATTCACTAGCATTGATTACCTCTGAGCCAGCAGGCAAGAGGTATTCAACGTTTCGACCTTGTGGCAAGAATGACTTACCATTTGGCAAGATAACCATTTCTTGGTTATTAGTTTCTGGACTGTCATAGCCATCGTTTAGTGTGGCAAGCGTAGGCTTGGTGATTGGGTTTCGGTATGAGCTAAACATACCAGTACCACCGGCAAACTTAACTTTCGGAATTTTAGAGATAGCTTCTTTACTACCGCCAAAATCAGAAATCAGTTTGTTAATACCGTCAATACCAGCGTTTGGCAAGGCAATGACAGCATTAATACCGTCACCGGCAAGTTTTTTCATACCGTCCCACATCTCGCCGAAACCTTTTTTCACGTTATCCCATGTATCTTTGAAGAATTTAGCGATGTTGGTTAAGGCATCCGTGATTAGTTTGGTAATGTTAACACCGAATTTTTCTTGTGTTAACGCTCCGATTTCATCCCATTTTTTAGATAGGAATTTTTTAGAGTTTTCCCAACCGTCAAACCAGTTCTTATTGATGCCCTTGTGGTTTTTGTCAATATCCTTACCAAGAGCAATCATTGCTTCAGTGGCATTACCCTTGATGTTCTCCCATGTCTTAGATGCGAATTTCTTGACATTGTCCCACTTATCAGACCAGTCTTTTTTAAGATTAGTCATGTGTTTTGCAACGCCTTTGGCCATATCTTTGACATGGTCCACGGTGCTATCAACAAACTTTTTGAACGGCTTGTTATGCTTGTACATCAACTCAAACCCAGCGACTACTGGATTAGAGATTACAAGCAGTTTCTTAGCAGTGTTTGTGAAGGCTTTGATACCTTTTTCGCCACCAGTGAAGTATGTTTTAGTCTTTTCAAAACCTTTCTTGGTGCTCTTGGTCATTGAGTCCATCG